GTGCTATCAAATTTTTTTAATAAACTAATTGAGGAGTTTACAATGTGATACCATGTTATTAGACAAAAAGAAAGCATTATATGTTAAATGTTGTATAATCGCCAATGGAGTCACGGACAGTCAAGGCGATACATTATATGCTGAAGATATTAAAAAAATCTTCACATCATTCAATAATCAAGATAATTTCGAAATATTACATGATGAAATCCCATTAGAAGAGGTTTCATTACTCGAAAATTATATTGCAACTGCCGATGAAACAATCGGAACACAAACTGTTCCTAAAGGTTCGTGGATGGCAGTAGTTAGAGTTGATAATCCTGATATTAAATCTGCTTTAATGAGCGGTAAATTTGGGGGCGTCAGCTTGAATAACAGAATCGCAGACAGATGTAAAGCAAACCTGCATGGTACAATCCGATACAAGGATATTGCTGATGTGGAATGTGTAATCCCAATCTACATATCTTTCGTTGAAGGAGGAGCAAACGGTTACGGATTACATGTAATGGATTATAATGCATACATCTTGAAAAGCGTTGATGTTGTAATTAAGAAATCAAATGGAGGTTTAAAAATGGACTTTAAAGAGTTTATTGATGGGCTTAAATCCTTGATTAAAGAAGCAGAAGACACTCCTGAAGAAGATGCACCTGTTGTTGAAAAAGAGGATACTGCTCAAGAAGAAGAAACTGAAGATAAAGTTGAAGTAACTGAAGAAGAACCTGTAGTTGAAAAAGCCGACGAAGAAGAAGAGGTGGAAGAAACTACAGAAGAAACTGAAGAACCAGTCATCGAAAAAGAAGATGAACCAGTAGAAGAAACTGAAGAAAAAGCAGAAAGCGACCTTGAAGCAAGAGTTGCAAAACTCGAAGAAGTTATCGCAAAACTAACTGCCGAAAAAGAACCTGAAAAGGAAACTCCAGACACTACTGAAGAACCAGAAGATGAAGACACTCCAAAAATTACTAAAAGTGAAAAAGTCATTATCGACACTGAACCTGTTAAACAGACTAATTACTTTGAGATGACTGGAAGAGACCCGTTAACTGGTAAAAAAATTAGAAACTAAAACTTTTTTCAAAAAATTAACTGAATTTATATAAAATAAAAACTTAGGGAGTTGTTATTAATATGTTAACTAAAGCTGATATTGACGCAAGAAAACCCGTTATAGTAAAATGGGATAAACCATTAACTGATAGTAATGGTAATGTAACTGATGGAGTACTTGCAGGAAATGCAACTGAATTCATCACTAGAATTGAGAACGAATCTAAATTATTAGGTATGTTAAGATACATTGAAATGGATGGTGAAACCCAAGACATTCAATCATTACGTGTAAGAGCAAATCTCCAAAATACTGAAAAATTAACTGGTAACATTGGAGCTATTGTGGACAACATTACAAGTTTAACTGAAACCACTCCAGGTATTCTTAAAGATACTCTTGTTGCTAAAATGTTCACTGCATTTACTAAAATCAGTAAACCATTCTTAAAAACCAATATTGAAAAAGAAGGTTTTATTGCTAAATACGAAGGTTTACTTGCACCTGCTTCCGCATACGGTGCTGAACAAATTGCAATCTTCGGTAAAGTACCAGCATCTGGACAAACCAGTGCAGGTTACGAAGCACTTAATGGTATTCTTGCACAATTAGATGCTGTAGCTGGAGACTACTTAGACACTACAAGTCATCAACCTAAATCTGCAACTAAACCACAAGGAAGATACGGTACTCACTGGAACGCTAGCTCCAGTGAAACTGATAAAACTGAATTTGTTGACCTTAACGCTGGTGAAGGATATGAAGTTATTCCTCAAATCCAAAAAATGTTAAGACAATACATTAAACAAAAAGGTAAAAGAAGCCTCGCTAAAATCTTTGTTTCCAGTGAATTATCTGCAATTATTATTGATGAAGCTGCTAAAAGGGAAACTAATGGTGGGGACAGATTACTCTTTAATGACGATGGAAACATGTTATTAAAAGGTATTGAAATCATTCCATTAGATGCATTAGATGATCCTGTAAATGGTTACGGTGATGTAATTATTATTGCAAACCCTGACAGTATCGGATATGGTCCTGTAATGGAAGCTGAATCTGAAGCTGAATATAAAACCGAATTAAAAGGATACTTAACTTCCGTTGACTGGATGTTTGATGTAGGTATTATCTTCGCTGAAGATGTATTATATGCTGCTGTAGATTACACTGCAAAGGAGTAGATTCTACTTCTAATAATGACAGTAATGGAGTAGATAATACTGAAACTGTCGATATTAGTGTTAGTGTAACTGACGGTAATGGCCCAGTTCAAGGAGCAGTAGTTACTATTGGTGGTAAATCATGTTCTAATGGTACTGGAAGTTCTGGAGGTTGTACTGTAAGTGGTGTTGAAGTTGGTGAGGGAGTAGCTGTTAGTGTAACTTGTGAAGGTTATGAGGATTACTCTGCTACTGAAGACATTACTGCTGAAACAACTACATTATCAATTACATTAACCGCAACTGAGACTACACCATAATTAGTGGAGTCTCTATTATTTCTTTTTTTAATGACACATGATTTTAATTAAATTAATTGGTGGTGAATACTTTTGATACTTAATGATGTTTCATATAACACTACAATTGAGGAAATGATACTCGCCAATTTAGACGGTTGGATCATTGAATCTGTAGATGATGAATCTAGTGAAGAAGAATCATCTGAAGAAAACACAGATATTAATCCTTTCATGACTTCTTCTGAATTAGAAACTAAAGCTAATAAAGTAATCACTCGTGCTGAATGTAAATTATTCTATGAGGAAGCTTTAGATTTAGCTTATATGCATACTAACAGGTTGAATATTGAAGATTTAACTAGTGTTGAAGCTCGAATGTTCATTCGTGGAGTTTGCAAATGGGCTGCTTCTAATCTTTGGAATAAATATAATATTCGTGTTAATAATGAAGACATGGAAGATACTTATGTTCAAAGTTATGGTGGATTATTATATAAATCTGCTTTAAACACATTGCAACAGTTCATTAATCAAAGAATTAGTGGCATGAATAGTATTTTAAACAATAAAGATGATGATACTGATGATATTTGGATAGTGTAGCTTATGTCTGGATTCATACCTGAATTAACAACAAGAATACGTACTAAGGTTCATGTTGATAATATTGATAATGCAATACAAAGGATTGAATCAGACCCTTTCCTATCTCAATGTTCAAGTATTGTTGATACTTTAAATGAAAAGAAAGGTCAATTGAAAGATTTGGAAGAACCAGTATCTGCAGCGGTTGCTGAAAGATTACAATCTAATCAGGAAATGATAATTAGCAGTAAACATTACATTACTGGAATGATGGCTAATAGTGTTGATATTAGTCAAGATGGTAATGAATATCTTGTTGGAAACACTGCTATGAGTGTTGATGGTTTCCCATATCCTTTAGCTATTGAAACCGGTAGACGTGCAGTTTTCCCAGTGGAGAAAAAAGTACTTCGTTGGTTTGAAGGTGGGGATTATAGTAAACCTGTATTCGCAAGAAGCAGTGGTAGTGTTACTGCAGACCCATTTGTCCGACCATCAATTGATGATACTATTTATGATATTGAAGAAATCGTTCGCACTGAATTGGAAAATGGAGGATTATTATAAATGTTGGATAATGATATGACAAGTGATATTCTTATTTACAATATCCTAAAATCTTCAGATGATGAATATGTTAAAAAGTGTAATTTGAAATTCATTGACAAATCTGTTCCGGCAGAGGAAGATGATACCATTTACATTGCTAATGTTGATTTGGAAACTATACGTGAAAGTTTTAATCATGTTGAATATAAGGCATTAGTGAATATTTATGTGAAAACAAAAAACACGGATTATTTGGAGGGTTCAAGGTTTCTTCGTACTGTTGTTAAACATATTAAGAATGTGTTAAGGGATAATGTGGATTGTAAACAACGTCACATAACATTCCGTAATACAACCTATGAATATGGTGGCAAATATACCTTGAAAGGATTACATTTACTGGTGCAAATGGTAGAACATGAAAGTACCCGTGATGATCCTGTTGAAAAAGAATCATGTATGAATATAAGTGATGTGGATGTTGATGTCAAATGAGTAAAAAGAAAGAAGAGAAGAAAATTGAATCTAAATTTAATTTAGAGGAAGCTTTATCAAATGTTAATCGTTACTTGAAACAAGGATTCTTAGAATATATTAAAAACGAGAAAGTAACTAGTAAAAAACAATTTGATAAATTATATAATGATTATAAGGAGTTTAGATAACTATGACAACAATTAATGAACCTGATGTTGTTGTAACTGATGTTGATAAAATTAAAACTAAAACTTATGGTAATGCAGGTAAAGTGGCTGTGATTGGTGCATTCCCTACAAGTGAGTTTCAAATAGATTCATTTGCTAGAGTTGAAGATGCTCAATCTAGTCTTGGAGCAACAACTATTCCTGAAGAATGTGTTTCATATGATTGTTTACCATACTGTTTCAATCAAGATAATCAGAGTAAAGGTGCTGAAGAAGTTATTATTGTGAATACTAATTATGGTGCTGAAACATTATCCTATACTATTGATAATGGTAAACTTGCCAATGCTTTATTATTATTATCAGATGAAGATTTTGACATTTTAAATATTGCAGATACTATTAGTTTAGAAGTTGCAGGTGAAAACAGTACTGTTATTCTTAATCCAATGTGGAATACTTTAAAATCTTTTGTTGATAGTCAATATCGTAATCAACAACCTTTCGGTTTAATCACCAGTATGGGTATTGATAATAACAGTACAACTGGAGACACTACTCTTGCAGCATTTAAACAATTATTCCATGATAAAGGTGTTTTCAAAATAATTACTACACCAGTATTCTTGAAAAATGATGTGGATGCTTTAAGCCTTGCACAATCCGGTTGTTGGCATGCAGCTTTCACTGCAGGAAGATTAGTTAACCAATCTGAAACCGGTAAAATCTACAAAGCATTGAAAGGTAATGATACTAAATCAGTATTCCCTATTCAAACCACTACCGGAAAACTTGACTGGGAAAACTTATTAGATGCAGGATTGCACACTATGAAATATCATAATAGGAGATTACAAGTTGTTAAATGTATTAACAATATGACTCCTGCAGGTTATGATATGAAAGTTGAACGTGTTAAAAACTATATGATTAAAAGATTAAACTTCACTGATGTTTTCGGTGAAGATAACACCAATCCAACTATTGATTTTGTTAAAGGATTATTTGAATATGAGAAAGAATTAGCTTTAAAAAATAAGTACTTAACTGATATGGATTATGAAATCTTACACTGTTCAAATGACTGTATTAAAGCTAAA